GTTTGAATGAACCTATAATACCATCCTTATCGTCTATATCTGCCATATCAAATTGTGTTTATATATAAATACGCCAACAACAATTTTATTATTCTTGTTTTGGCGTATTGTCTTCGATTATTCTATCAATTAAATATTTTCTCATATAGGTTGGCATGATGTTAAAATCATTATATGATGTTCTAATAAATTTAGCGAGTAAATAATACTCTTCGACTAGAAGTTGTCGATAATTAGAAGAAAGGCCGAAAAAACTCCACCCCAAAGGTAATCTCGAAAGTTACCAAGTCTCCTGAAGGGGCTTTTACTGTTTGTTTTAAGTCTAATGATGGTTGGTTTTCTTTGATGAAATTACGAACATATTTTGAGTCCATAATTGGTAATGAATCAACAAATAATGAAATGTCCCCCGGATTTGAATTACCGTCAATTTCTACTATTTGTTTTGATAATCTCCAAGTAACAACAGGAGCTGTTCTACCTACTGGGTAAGACTCCTCTAATGTTGAAAGATTAAGGATATCTCCGTAAGATAATGGTTTTAGTTTTACGGTATGCCCCGTTTTAGGTAGTTTTGTTGTAAACAACCCATTTTCATCTGGTTGGGCACTAGTTTTTTTAATGTTTAATTCATCAAGAATTACCGTATACGGGAATTGTTTAGATGTCTTTGGGTCAACTAAATTTACATTATATTCAGGACCAAACGAAGTATTTCTTAAGAAAATTAAAATAGCCTCAACATCACCATCTAATAACTCTTCAGGTTTTAAATCGTGCTCATAAATTTTATTTCTTAATAAAGTCATAATAATATTACTATTATTTTGAGACGCTCCCATCAAAAAATTCTCATCATTAGCTGTTAAATAACCAACTTTGATTGATTTCTTTTTTGATTTATAAAATATTCCACCAGAGGGTAACATTACTATATCGTGTGGTAATGAAAAATTTTCAGTTGCTGCGTTAATTAAATCTTGTTCCATATAACTTATTGTTTATATATAATTATAGTTAACATCTTTTTTTAATAAACATTAAATATTTTAAAAAATAAAACCCATACATCATTTATATGACATATGGATTTCATTTTAATTATATAGATATTTTGAAAATTAGTAAACTAATATACAACGGTCCATACGAATTGTTGCCGTAATAGACGCTAACGCATCGGTAGAATAACCTAATGAATCAAAATTAACATCACTTAAGAAAGAACCTTCTAAAATCCATTTTTCCACAACAACACCAGTTGGGTCTAACATCTCAAGGTCAATGTTTTTCTTATATCCGGCAGCATAACCCATTCTACCTGTTACAGATTCAGCACATAATCTAACCCACTCCATAAGAGCTTGAGATGCTGAAGGCCCGATTGGGTCTCTGAACTTAACATTTATGGTTCCCCAAGTAAATCTACCTGCAACATATGTTGAAGTATTTAGAAAAGGAATTTCTGTTGCGTTAATTGTAATATGTGGTCTAGCCGCGGTTTCAACAAACCATTCATTAATTCCCAAAGAAGATGGAAAACGAACAATAAACCTATTCTGTCTTTTAGGTTCATACGGTATGGGCATTTTCATTAATAAATCAGCCATTTTAAATTGTTTTTAATTTTATTTTATTTTATTGTTATTCTTATAAATATCCTCAATTAAAATTTTTTCTATTTACTTTTAAAACTTTAAAAATTATAATTAAGCATAACTAACTAGATTTTTATTACTAGTTTTTTTTATTACTAGTTTTTTATTTAATATTCTTTTTTTATTCCTCCTGCTGTTGAATAAGTTTTAATTATGTTTTCTGGTTCTTTTTCAAAATGTTTTTTTACTACATCTACATTTTTTATATCATCATCTGAAAATCCTACTTTAGGTATAAAATAATTGCTTATCTTATTTTTTAAAAATGCTTTTTTCTGGATATGATTAGAAACTTTTTTAACATATTCTACAAATTCTTTTAACGCCTTAATTTTACCTTCTTCTGGGTTGACAGCAGAACCCTCACCAAAAGTCACTGGGTAAAATTTACATAAATTTAAATATTCCCTAATCATCTCACTTTTAGAAATTTCTTCTTCATCAGCTAAGTCTCTATATTTTTCTAAATTTTTTATTAATTCTTCAGAATCAATTCCATTAAAATTAGAAACAATATAATTATAACAACCCTCTTTTAGTACTGACGGAGTATGTCCTCTAGCAGTCACGATTGAAAAAATTGACCCGTTGTTAATTGCTTCAGCAAAATCAGGCCAAGCTGGTCCTGGTTTAGCTAACATAGCGTCAACAATAAATTGTTTATCACCTTTTATACCAAAATATCTAAATGGTTCGTCGGCAAACCCAACAATTTTATGTCCATCATATTCAAATGGCTCTTTACCAATTTGTTCTCTATATTCAGCAAAATCTTCAGTTGACATACCTACCTCATCACCATCTTCATCTTTTAATATGATTTTAGTTGGCATAGATACAATATTGTCGTCCCAATCAAATGCATAGTATTTTTCATCAGGGGCTCCTGTTTCATCAATACCTTCTATTAATTTTCTATTTTTTAACATATGTTTTTGTATGGCTATATTACAACCGACCGGAATTCACCGGTCAGTCATAACAATTTTAATTATATATTCTCAAAAGAAGCTCCGGTTGGAGTAATATAGAATGTGATATCTATAAATTCTAATGATTTGGTTGGTTTGATATAAATCTTACCAGTCATTTGATTTCTGTCTAAATCAGCAGCATCTGACGATACTGTTACACGGAAATCATATAAACCTCTATCTCTTCTGATAGCGTCCAAAATAGGGTTAACAGCGTCCAAGAAGTCTTGTCTTACTTTAGCATCGTTTTGTTCAAACAGTAATCTTACAGATACCGCAGAAATCAATTTACGAGCTTGAAGTAATAATCTTCTAACATTGATTCTATCTAAAGCCGATTGTCTTATTTGAAGAGTTTTATTACCCCAAATTACAGTACCAACATCAGAGAAAGTAGCAATTGGGTTAATACGACCTTGATAAAGTGTGTCTCTATCTTCTTGGGTTAGTTTACGTCTCGCTTTAACCGCATTTACAATACCTCTTGTGTAACCCGCCGCAGCGAACCAAGGGAAAGCAATGTTATCAGTTAATGCTAAATTTCTCGTAACCTCAGCCGTTGCCGGTAAGTAGATTTGAGTATTGTTAACACTATCTCTTGTTAATACCCAAGGGTAGTAAGTAGCCGTGTAGTTTGAATCAACACCTATTTGGTCTAAATTATCGACAGCTCGTTGAGGGTAAATTAAATCTGATTGGTCTCCGGTAGAAGGTACAAACATATTATAATCAGGTGTTGTACAAATATACAACGAATCCGCTCTATCGTTCTCAATCATATCAATAGCACTTTCAACTAAATCTGAATTGTTAAGATAATCAATTCCAGGTGTTACAAAAACATTGATGTTAACCGCCTCAGGATTAGAAAATGTTCTTTGTCCTAATTTATATGCGTAATAATCGGTGTTAGCCCAATCTTCACTATTATCGCCAACAGAAATTTGTTTAAATGCTCCCCAACCTGTTGCCGCAGGATATTTAATTGATACCGCCGCTCCGTGTAAGTAACCGTTTCTACCTAAAACAAATGTATCACCATTTGTTCTATATTCTCTATAGATATCCCACCCGTCAAAACCTCCTTGAACAAGGAAACTAAATTTACGAGAATATAGTCTATAATAAGGACTTGATTCACTATCAGGGTCTTTTGTAAATGTTGCATCTCCAACATAAAATGCTGGTGTACCACTTGTAGTAAAAGTATTAGGAATTAAGATACTATTAGCATCTATATCCATATGGAAACCTTTAGTTCTAGTTGACCACTCATCACCTGTAGTATCATTACCAACATCTAAAGGTAATTGTTTTCCTTTATAACCAAAGAAATTAGCATCAATACCAATACTATCAGATATACCAAGATAAGTTCTTCTAACATTGTCACCACCACTTCTAGTTGAATCGTCAGCACCTGACGCTAAACCAAATGGGGGGTTATAAACAACCTCACCAGGATAATCGTATTTAGTTTTTATAATTGGGAATGGTGATTTAACACCTGCATAATCTCTTGAATTAAATCCTAAAAATCCACAAGGAAGAGCGTCTATAGGTGCATCTTCATTAAGTTCTAACATAACATATTTAGAATTCAATTCATATTCTCCATCTATAGAACCAACTTTCTTAGCTATAAATGAATTATCGTTAGGATTCATATTACAATTTGTAAATTTCTCAAGAACAACAGGGGCACTATCAGAATCATAAAAATCTCTAACTAATACATCAAAAGTTCCGTTATTAAATGAAATGTTTGCTATAGATATTTTAACTTCTGTGTTAGCGGAGTCACCATCAGCTATTGTTGTAAATTTAAATAAGTTATAAACTTTATTACCTCTTAATTCAGACACAACCCAAGGAGATGTCGGTGATTGATATTTTTCTAAATACCAAGCAATGGATGTTGCGTCGGTTTGTTGTCTTGCATCAGGTAATGCGGTTAAATTACAATTTAAACCTCTAATAAATCCTTTTCTATAACCATATGTTAATAATGTTTGATATCTTTCTTCTACAAACAATGGTACTGTTGTTCTTGGTTTTGCAAAATTAGAAGAACCAAATACTTTACTAATATATTTAGAATCAGAATTAGATAACGAAGTTTCAAAGAAAAATTCTTCACCATCTTTATTTGTAACATTTAATCCAAAAGTAGAGAATGGATTTTTAGTAACTCCTGAATAAGTTGATGAACAATCCATTGAAACGTCTGTTAAACCTGAAACTTCATAAACCGCACCGTCATCACTACCATAAGTCGCGATACCTCTTGAACGAAGTGTTGCAATAACTAAATCATCAAAATCGGTATAAGCAGTTCCTGAATAAACATATATTTCACCTGTAATAACCCCCAAATAACAATTTATCAATCCCCCCTCATTAGGCACACCTATGTTACCAACAACAACCGGATTACAAACAGATTCAACCATGACAGTAACAATCCAATTTGTTGGGTTACTTCCATCTTCAGATAATAATTGATATGTTAAACTTCCACTTGAAAAATTATTAACGGTTTCCCCACTTATTTGAGTAGAAAGTCCAATCGAAACATATCCATATGGAACACAAGTATCGAACCCACAAACGATTTTTGATAAATCAGTCCCAACAGGTACTACAACATTTATTGTGTTGGTATTATAGTTAATACTACCAATTGTGGTTGTACCTATATCATCAACAAGAATTCTACCGAGACTACCTCCATTGATAAAAATTATATCACCAATTTGATATCCGGTACCAGGTGTATTAATCGTTACATCAGTTATGACACCTGCATCAACAGATATATCAACCGTTAATCCTTCACCAAAACCATCGGTTGTTGTTGTATAACCATTACCACCAACATATCCTGTTCCTCCTGTGAGTCCATCCAACAATGATACATATCCACCAACAGTGAACCCATAGAAAGTTGAACAATCTGATGTTGTAGATATATTTGATATCTCTTCAACAATACCATAAAAAGATGAACCACTATATGAACCCCCTCCATTATTATCAAATAATGAATAATACCAAGGGTCATTTTCTGGTGCTGTGTAATCCGCTAAATCTGAACTAACATTATTAACACCAAAAACATTTGTTGAAGCAGTATATGATGTTAATTCTGAATAACTATCTGCTGGGATTGTACCAAAATAAGATATACCAGAATATGATTCGTCAAAATTAATTATTGAATTAAATGCCAAATTATTAATATCTGAACGAAGTGTTGAGATACTACCATTAAATAATTCATATGGTAAATCAATTTTATTTAATAAAAATTCAGGTAAATCTGTCTCAATCATAGTGATAGATGATATATCATTATCACAACCCGAAAATATGTAAGAATACACATATCTTTCATATTCTTCACACACAGATTCACATCCTGGTGTTAAAGTTAGACAATTAAAATCGATTGTTGTTGAATCAACATTTGCTTTTGTCGTAATTGACCAAGATGGTCCCGCATCATAACCTGAAAGTCCTAAAACTCTGGTTACAAATAATTGATTAGATTGTTGTAAATACGCTTTAGCAATATAAGACGCCTCATATTTTGGTATTTGTGTGTTTATAAATTTTTCAGGGGAAGTTCCTCCAAAATACGCTGAGAATTCATCAAAATTTCGTATAAAAATAGGTTCGAAGGCTGGACCTTTTAAGGTTTCACCAACAATACCTAATGTAGTTACTCCCACACTTTGGGCTACGAAAGATAAGTCCGTTTCAGATGTGTATACACCCGGAGATACGAATACTTTTTGGTTTGCTTGTGCTGTTG